TGATTGTCCTCACTATATTCTCGTTTAGGTTCTGGTAATCTTACCACTATCTTTGCCATTATCCTCTCCTTCCGTCTGGTTGTAGGTCCACCTGAAACGTACCAAATCTCCACGATTCGCCGGCCCCTGTGTTTTCTATTTTAATATTTGCATATCGTCCTCTGGCTCTGGTGTCAACTTTTGTGGTTGCAGATGTGATTGTAAAAGGACTCAGAGTTGTTACTGCATCAGAGTCTGATGGAAAATCTTTTATGGCTACGGTTATCAGATTGTTACCTGTCAATACTTTAAAGTTTGGTAGAAATCTACGCATCGCAAGAAACACCTCACTCTGATCTTTTTGTAATGAGAAACTAAATGATTTTATAAAAGAAGTTAAAGCCGTTGTGCTTCCATCAGGATTAATCTGATCGGTTCCTATCTCATGTTCAAAAAATACAGTCTGACCTAATCCTGTCTCGCCTTGTATAACAGGGAATGTGCCTGTGCTAGAATTATTAAAAGCTGTAGCGTATGGTTTTGGGTAAACCAATGAATCGATCCAGGTTGTTCTGATTGAATTTGTATTTGTACCTGTATACCAATTACCCATGGGTAGATTAGCATTATCCTGTCCGTAATTATAGACCACATACCTATCGTTAAATGTAGAGCTAGCTGTTGGATACCACCAGATAACCTCTGTAAATAGATTGTTTATACCTGCACAGATCTGTTGACCTTTTGTTGTATCGATATCATCGTAGATAAAATCCTCAACAGAACAAGGTAATGTATTTACCGTACCATCGAAAGAGAAGAAACCATTATTACCCATCCAGTATGCAACACCATCAATCTCGATAGCTGCATTCTTACCAATCAATCCACAGTTTGTACCCACCTGTTCGAATCCAAAGGTAAATGGTGCACCTACAAATTTCATTGCATACAATGCATTATCTGTCCATACTAGAATATTTTCTTTTGCAACCAAGGCACCCATGATTTTTGTGCCATCTTGTAATCTCTGTGTGCCGGCTGTATTTGTTGCCTCTGGTGTGTAGTTGTTTATATCCTCATCAACAGAGAATCTTATAAGCATATCATCCTGTGTTGTGGGTGATCCTATGGTATCTTCTGTTCCAAAGTGAATTAAGTGACGTGTTGTTGGTGATATGAGTGTGACTCTAGTTGCAGTTGGATTATTTGTTGTTGCAAAACCAGCTGTAGATGTTGAGGCTCTATTGCCTGTCGGATTAGCAGCTCCCGCATTCCATGTAAATGTTTTACCATTTGCAATTGTTGCAACCAATACCTCACCAAAATTACTTAAGGACCAAAGTCCTGGTTCAAGAGTTACAGTAGATGCCTGCACTGCGCTACCAAAACCTGAGAATAAAGTTGCGTTTTGCACTGTTGAGTTTGTTGAGTGTGCCTGACCATTTGATGTGCCGGCAGTTGCAGTTCCATTTGTACCTCTGGTAATACCTAAAAATTGTGTGGAGTTTGTTGATGTGTATGTGATCAATTCACTATCCACTAAAATTGTGCCTGCAGATGGAAATCCTGTGGTTGAGTCTACAGTAACCGCGGTCCCCGATCCACCTGTACCAGCGGTGTCCGCGTTTAACGATCCATCTAATTCTGTCTGTGCAACACCGGTAATTGTACCACCATAGTTTCCAATACCAAAACCATAGCCATATGATTGTGCTGCAGGGCCCACCACCTCGTAAGGGGTGATAGTCACTGATCCACCAGTAGATGATGAACCAGCTGTTGCTGCCTGTATGGTTAAAGTTTTAGAAGTTGGAACAGATAGAACCTGAAAGTTTGTGTCATTAAACGTTGCTGTTGTAACACCTGTCGTGCCACCTGGTAAAGTTGTTGCGCTTAGTCTTATTATATCTCCGACAGCGATTCCGTGATCTGCAGATGTTGTAAGAGTTACGGTTGTCGTTCCGTTAAAAGTAAATGTTGCGCCAGTGATCGCAGTTGCAAGAGGAGTTATGTCAAATAGCTGACCCTCAAAATATAAAAGTAAAAATTTATCTGTGCCAATGGCCACATATCTATTGCCATCAGTATCAACAAAAGCGTGTTGTTTTCTTGCTACACCCACTATTGTATCTGTTAAAAGAGATTGCCAACCACCAACTTTTTCTGGTAGGCCATATCTAAATCTCACATTATCTGAATCTACCCAACGACCTTCTGCTCCAACTGCTGTATCTTGTTTGTCGATTCCAGGAGCAAACTTAATTTTCGTAAGCATCTATTACTCCTATGATGTTTGGTTGTATACGTATTGCCAACCTTTGGTTGCGTTTGTAAATCTTAATTTAATCGATTGATTATTACTCGTTAGATCTAGATTAGATGCAGCTCCTCTAATATTAGAACCATTTCTGTTTACTATAACTTTATTAGTTCCAAAACCTCCTGCTGCTGACACATCCATAATGCTGACCTCATCACCCATAGTTGGAGATGCCGGTAGTGTGATTGTAACTTGTGCTGCTTGTGTATCGATTAATAAATTATCACCAGCCACTGCGGTGTATGCAGTAATAGAACTAGATGTGATTGCAAAATTACCTTTTTGTAAAATATCTAATCTTGCATCTGTTCCATTAGAATGAATCAACATTGTTGATCCTACAGGGACAGCTATTGGATTCGATGAACTTGCTGTTTTAATACTTAAAGTAAATTTATCAGCTGTAGTTCTGTTGGTTGCATCTTGAATTATATAAATTCTTGTTGCGGTACCGCCTGTTGTGGATGCAGGTATGATTAAAGTTTGATTTCTTTGTAGTGTGCCTGTTAATTTTAAATAAATATTTTTACCGTTTGATGTAGCACCATCAGATAAAGCTAAAGTTACATCTGATGAACCATCTGTCATTGCAACATCAACTACACCTGATGTTGATTGCTGTAATACTTGTAAATTAGTATTTGTAATTGTGCCCCATAGACCAGCCTTCTCACCGGTTGCTACAAGTTCTAGTGCTAAATCTGTTGAAAATGTTGATGCCATATATTATCCGTACGGTTTAATTGGTGTCCAAACCATTGTTGCTCCTGGTACAATTTCGTTCCATGATATAACACCCACCTCGCCTGTTCTTAAAGTCATAGCGTTCTTAGGTGCCTCTTGGACTACGTTTCCAACGATAGTAACAGATCCACTACGTATAATCAAGTTGTTTCCAGATGCTGTAACATCTGCATTTGCAGTGACTGTAACGGTTCCCGTTCCAAGAGTCAGTGGATTTTTGGATGCCTCAAGGTTTGCTGTACCAACTAGTGTTACGGTTCCAACACCAAGTGTTAATGGATTTGGATCTATGTTTTGTTGAACAGCGTCGGCTGCAATATCTGGATTACCAATATTGGCAACTAGATTATTACCTGTGACTGTAAGAGTTACTACATCATCTTTTCCAACTTGAGAGATGGGAAATTGTGATATTGCGTCAAAACCTAAATTCATAAATGTCCTTAAAAGGAGACAGGGGGTATGTGGTGGTGCCCTGCCTCCATCTAAGGATTATATCATCGTTTAAACCAGGAAGGAAGACCTAAATGTGGACGTTTGTCGAACATGTTATCTCTAGCTCCCGGTGTTTTACGATTGTTATAATGCAGAAAAACCTGTACGCATTCTTTGCCCTTGAATTTTTCTCTCCAATGTTCTAGCTCTACACCTCTATAGACCAACATATCACCAGGTTTTAGATCTACTCTAACACCTTTTGCCTTACTAGCTGCGGTAATGTTTTTACCATCTGGTGCACCCACATTCTCATTTGGACTTAGATATATAGGCCAGTCATCACCACCAAGATTCATGGTCGTAGATATCTCACAAGAGAATCTATCTTTGTGTCTTTTAAGCTCATCACCTTTTTTATAAATTCTTGCATATGTATAAGCTGGATATAATTTTAATCCTGTAGCTTTTTCCATACCTGGTTGACACTTAAGTAATAAAGTTTCCATGGCCATGTTAGCGTATTGAGAATATGTATCTGGTATTTGTTCATCTCTACTTTCATAATGACCTATTATATTTTCAAATGGTGAAAAATATCTAGCAGCTCTACACGTATCATAAACCTGTTTTTGCATTAAAAAATAATTTGCTATAAAACCTGCCAGATCTTTTGATATAGCTTGTTTGATAACTGTGTATTTATTTTTTTTAAACATCTTTAGCCATCTCTTTCGGCACTGCCTGTATGTTCCAATGTATAAACCTAAATGGTTCAATACCAAAGTCCACCGCATACTCATGCTCTAGATAACCTGGAAATATAATTAATGTTCCTGGTTTAGGTCGTAAATGAAATTGTTCGTGACCTGCCCATACACCTTTTAAGTCTGGTTTCATTTTTAATTTTGTTGTTCTTGCACCGGTCTTTGGTTCATGAAACACAGGATATGATGTTTTATCGCTGCATTTTAAAAAG